TTTATAAATATAATCTATTGTAGCTGTAGATACTGTAGAGGGTAATATATAGATATTGCCTCCTTGCTTATAATATATTGGGTACGAAACGCTAGGGGCTGTAAGTTTTGACTGAGTTATATGTGGTAAATCCGATTTTTGAATTTCTTCAACTTCTACAGCTCTTGATCCTGTGCTTATCATTAAACATTTATATAAATTTGCAGGAGTAGAGGCTAGTCCGTTTGTAAAATTTAATGTTGTAGATGTTGAAAATACATCAATTTTTTCTTTAGCTAATTTTGCTAGATTTGCATATTCGTCATTAATACTTCCTGTTTCTTTTCTTGTTAAGTAACGATTATAATCTAAAAAAGCCTTTCTTCCACTTCAATAGCCCTTGAACCCGTGCTAATCATTATACATTTATACAAATTTGTAGGAACCGCTGTAACACCATCTGTAAAATTTAATGTAGCTGATATTGAAAATACGTCAATTTTTTCTTTTGTATTTTTAGCAAGATTTGCATATTCATCATTTATAGTACCTGTTTCTTTTCTAGTTAAGTAACGATTATAATCTAAAAAAGCCTTATCTAATAAATCAAGTTGAGCCATTCTGGCATATCGATTATATTGATCCGGCGTTAAAAACCCTCGCTGCTCTCTATTTAATAAAGATAAAACGGTTCTATAAACAGTATTTACATTAATGGCCATATTATATTTTTTATAGCCGTTGGCCCCGAAGGGCCTTAGCTATTGTTAATTATTTTAATCTTTTTTCAATTGCATCATACACATCTACTCCTTCATCTGTTTTAAAGAATTGTGTAAGTGCTGAATATGGGTTTTCTTCATATGGGACAGTAACTAATTTTTTATTAGTTGAAGCCCAAGTAAAAGTTCTTTGATCATCAGATAATTTTATAATACCTGCCTCAACAGCTCTAATACCCATATTTCTAATATTTATATTTTCGTCATTTGCTAATTCTAAGAACAAAACTGGATTTTGCTTAGCCATTTTAATCAAATCACGTTTAAGCTCACTAGAGCTCATCTTAGATGCTTTAGAACCAGCCTCAACACGTACTATTGCCTCCATATGATCAATATCCATGCTCATTGCTAAATTTAAAGCTTCAACTTCTAATTCAATCATATCCAGCTCATTTTCTGCATTTGCTTCTGAATCAAATTCAAAAAATAATGCATTTCTTTGAGGATGATATAATGATAAAAGTTTTTGTAGTGTTTGTTTTTCTTTTGGAACATTTAAAGTCCCATCTGTAAATGTAATGTGTGCTAATTGAGCGTCACCTTTAAATTCATCTACAAAAGGTGTTCTTTGATTTACAGTATATTTAAGTTCTCTCTCATATCCTTTTTCTTCATCAAAATAATATATGTTAGAACTTTTAATAGTATATGTTAATGGTGCTAAACCATCTTTTAACGCATATACCCTATCCTTTATTACCCATCCTGTATCTTTTTCTTTTTTTACAGTTTTAGGTGTTTCTTTTATAATTGTTTCAACAGGTGCTTCAGCCACTGCGTTTTCTGTGCTCTTTTGAGCTGTTGCTTTTTTTGCCATAATATAATATAATATAAGTTAATAAAAAGTAAAGCTAGGGCGATAAAACACGCCCTGCTCTACTGTAAAAAATTAAGAAGTTAATAACATAAAGTTGTTAGCACCTTGTGTAATTAAACATCTTTCTGATAGGTAGTGAACCTCCATTGCGTCTAGATCAGAACTGAAGTTTCCTCCAACTGAACCAGTTGTCCAAGATTTCATTTTTCTATCATCAGCTTGTGAAGCTCTATATCTAACGTGTAAGAAAGGTCTCTTAATGTTTTTACCAAGAATTTGGTCATAAACAGTAGAAGTACCAGCTGGTACAATTACCCCTCTAATATCGTTTTCAATAATACCTCTTGTTGAGCCGTCATTTAAGTATTTCCAGTCTGTTTTGTAGAAGTCGTAAGAACCTCTTCTAAAACCAGAGAAACCTAAATTAAGTGCCATATCTTCGCTGTTTGAGAAAACACCGTAAGATGTACCACCTGAACCATAAGAATTTTGTGCTGCTAGCATGTCATCAATTGCTAATGAAACATCTCTATTAATGAATAACATATTTTCTTCAATAGCACCTTGTGCATCGAATTTTTTAAGTATTTCATCAAATGAGCCTAAATCATCTGCTGTTGAAGAACCCGCAATACCTGTTGTAACGTGACCTCTTGCAGTTACTGCTGCAAAAAGACCTTCTGTACCTGCTGTGTCATCAGCCGCTGCAGTTCCTAAAATAGAATCTACACCACCTGTTGCTTTAGCAAATTCACCTTCAACCATTGCCATTTCAAGGTTATCTTCAAATCTTTGTCTTGTGTCACCTTCAGCTTTTAAGTACCATAAGTAACCAGTTTGACCTTGTTCTCCTGTTACTTCAACCCAACCAATTTGAGAAGCGTCAGATCCTGATACTTCGTATTTATCTTTAATGATAATTGGTTTGTTAGTTAAAGAAGCAAAAGAAGGTTGAACTGAATTAGTCATACCTGCTGTTCCTTTTTTGAATTCAGAACCAAAAACGAAGAAATCACAAGTATTTGCTGCGTTGTCAGTTGCTGTATCAAATCCTGTTACTGCACCAACTGTTGCGCCTCCTGAATAAGGAATAACTGTTAATGTAGTGTTGTCACTTGCAATTGCCGACACATACGCTTTAATAACAGTTGGAGTAGCTTGATTGTCACTAAGAACAATAGTTTGTCCAACTCTTACTGCGTGAGTTCCTGCACTTGCAATTGTAATTACACCGGCGTCTGTTACTGCTGCGCCTTTGTAATGTAAATGTAGTCTGCCTTGCTCTGACCAAACAACTTGATCTGAAGTCATAGGCATTTCAGCACCTACCATTCTTAAGAAAGAAGCAACTGATCTGTTTCCAAATACTTCTACTTCTTGCTCATATAAATCTGGTAAATACTGCTGAGACCAATCATTAGAACCACCTGTGAATGATAGGTAGTTTGATGATAGAGTTTGTTTAACTGGAGCTGGAGTAGAATTTAAACTACCACCAGCTACAGGAGTTACTGCTGCCATTTTAATTTATATTTTTAATTATTATTACTTTTTAAGTTTTATACGTAGTTTTGAACTATCGTCACCGGATATTGCTCTTACTTTTATACCACCTGATTCAACAACGCCTGAACTTGTTTGTCTTGGGTCCATATTTATATTTTTGGATTCAGACGAAATTTGTTTTATGGCTTCTGTTTTACCAAGCTGATAAAAATGATTTGCAATATTATCGGCGTTTTTAGCGGCAAATAATGCTTTATGATAACCATACCCATCACTTAGTTTATTATTATCATCGAGGTAACTACCTACAATATTCATAATATCCATTTGAGTATTTTTAACATTTTCAACATCTTTAAGATTATACCTAAATTTTTTATCATTAACTTTGAAATCAAAACCTTTGAATTCTTGATTAAAAACCTCGTTGGTTTTCATCTTAAATTGATTTGTCGCTTGTGTTTGTTGTTGAGCAATTTCTTGTTGCTCAGTATTGTATCTATTAAAGAAGTCAATAGCTTTTTGTTGCTCTTTGCTTAAACTACCGTTTATTTTTACCTCTTTATAGTATTTATTTTTTTGTCCTTCAAGATATTCTTTTGCTTCAGCTATTTGCTCCTTATAAGCAACTTGCTTTCTTTTTATTTCTTTAGGATCATCTACTTCTTCGTCATATGAAAATCTATCTTCTATTAAAAAATTTATTTCCTCTGAATCTAAGTGAGGTTTTGTTTTATTATAATATTCTTTAATAATTTGATTATTATCATATGAGGCATAATCTTTATTTAAATTTACAAAATCTTCTACTGTGCCACCTGTTTCATTCATAAATTGTATTAGATCATGTATATTATCTGGTATATTTACTTCATCGTATTTTTCAACTTCAGGAGTAATTTTTTCTTCTTCTATTTTTTCCTCTACTTTTTCTTTAGGTTCTTCCTTAGCTTCTTCTTCAATTACTTCTTCTAAAGTCAGCTGATTTTCTTCTTGCTGTACTTCTTGCAATTCCACTTCGGCTTCTTCCCCTGCTTTTTCATCCGTGCCGCTTCCGCGTAACACGCTTTCATCTGTGCTTTGTTCTTGAACGGCATCTGTTTCTTTTTTTAAAGGTTGCCTTAAATCTACTTTGGTAACAGTATCATTACCAGTATCAGCACCTATTTTTTTAAGTACTTTTGTTTCTTTTTCAGCTATAGATGGATTTTCTTCCTCTACAACTTTTGCTTTTATTTCTTCTGACATAATATAATATAATTAATTAACTTTATTTAAGGTTAAAGTTTTTTACCTTGGTTCAAATTGTTCTAAACCGAATCCGCCTAATGTATCAAATCCTGATGATTCAAAATCTTTTGGAGGCGTATTGTTTTTTCTTTGTTCTATAAGCTCGGACTGCTGTGAAGCTTGGATTTTAGTTCTTTTATCTTTTCTATCTTCACGGTACTTTTCTTTATCATTAATTACTCGTAAATCCATTTCTTTAAGCTTTACGTTTAGCTGAAACTCATGCAGCATAAGCTCTTTTTTAATTGCAGCTTCTCTTTCTAATTTTTGTATATCAAACTGAACTTGAGCTTGATTCATTTTAACTTTATTTTCGGTTAAAACAGTATTTTTTTGAATGTCTACTGCCGCCGCTGCTTCTGCTGATTTTGCATTAGATTCAGATTGTAATTCTATATTTCTTGCGGCTATAGCTTGATCTTGTTCTAATTTTTTTCTTCTTCTTACTTTTAATAATTCATTAGCGAGCTTTAAATTTTTTACATTTCTAATATCAATTGCATCTTCTAAATTTATTTGATCTTTTTGTAATGATGCTTGTATATTATTTTCAAGAAGTTGTTTTTCTTCTTCATCAGGAGTTAGCTCTAAAAATATACCAAAATCATGAAGATGTAACTCTGCTACTTCTTTTAAATTAGCTACATTAAATCTTCCTAATGAATTTATAAATGAGTTGTTTGTATTTCCGTATTCTAATACATCTGATATTCTTAAAGAAATAGCTTCTGCTGTTTTAAGAGTAAGGTATAATCCACCTTGTAAAACGTGTCTTGTTGCTGTATTAGAATTTGCTGCTGCAATTTTTTGTAATCCTACTAATGCGTTTTTATCAGGTGTTGAGCCATCTCTTGCTTCATTTAAACCTGTTACATCTCGCATATTTTGTAAATAATAATTATATGCAGTAATTAATGAATTAATTTTTGCTCCTCCGCTATTTGTTTGCAGCTCTTGTATTGGTACTCTTCCATTATTAAATTCACCATCTTGCGTCATTGATCTACCAATTACAGAACCTGTTTGGAAATACATATTTAACGCTTCTTGCGGATTATAATTTGTTCCATTACCTAAATCTACTTCCGCTATACCATCTGCATCTAAAAATACACCGTCTGGAACCATTCTAGCTAATACTTGTTGTAGCTTTAAATGCGTTAATTGAATCATATCAGCAAATGTTGTCATTCTACTAACAAGTGATTCTAATCTTCCTTTATACACTCTAGGCGCTACAATATTATATGACATTTCAACTTTTGTAGTATCAGACTTAGGCCTTGTCATATTTTCAGCAAGCTTCCATTCTAATAAATTTTGGCTACCTATTATTTTTGCACCAGTATATAAAACTTCAATTGCTCTATTTACTTTTTCAAATCTAGCTCTTTGATCTGCAGGAGGATTAAAACTGTCATCTTTTTTAATTGCTTTTTTACCGCCTGATACAGTATTTTTAATTTTATAAATTTGATTTTTGTAAGTTTTATATTCAAAATATAATACATACACAAATCCTTCATCATCGCCGTCTATTGCACCATATGATTTATTATATAATAAATGACCCGATCCTAACCCATTTTTTTCTATCGTAGCAATTTCGTCATCTGTAATATTAGGATATTGTTTTTTAAGTTCAACAATGCTTATTTTTTTAATTTCACCCACATAATATAAATCATCAAAATATGGAGATTCTGTAAAAGAATAAACAATATCAGCAGGATCAACATAATTAATTTTAATTCCTTCTGATTTATTAAAACCGTTTCTTACACAAGCCATTCCAATAACAGCTATATCATAGTCAAGCCTTTTCTTTATTAATTCATACTTGTTTTTGTCTAAAACATTATTAATAGCTTCTTCTTGAGCAATTTCAATACCTTGCTTATATTCCATTTGCATGTGAACACCCAGTTCATTTTCATCCATTGGAAGCTTTGTAGGATCTGTTTTAAAAGTATCAATACCTAAAGTACCTTTTATTTCTTCAATATATTCTTTAGCCTGCATATCTCTTAAAATATTATCCATATAATCTGTTCTTTTCTTAACAGAAGATGGATCTTGAGAATATGCTTTTATATCATACATTCTTTCAGCAATACCATTTACTACTATATCTACAAATTTTGGTATAATAGGTACAGGTTTCCAATCTAAATTTAAATATGATAAATCACCATTTATAGATAATTCATCTTTATATTTTTGTATTGACTGCTCTCCTCTTGCATAAAGTCTTAACCTATGAAAATTTTCTCTATTTGATTGGTACCTGGATGTACCAGAATCTCTTTTAAACCATTCTGATTCAATAGCTATTCCAACTTTAGTTCCATACTCTAAACTTGCTTTCTCTGCGTCAGATACTGCTTGACTAGGAAATAATCCTGTTGGGTGTGTTTTTGCCATTTACTTTAATATTTTGGATATTACTCCTTTATTACTATATTTTTTAAAACCAAATTCTAGTTTTTTAGTTGTTCTAATTGCAGCTGGTGCATACATATTTTTATTACACGCCATAATTGCTAGTCCTGAGCTAATAGCCGCATCAAATTTTGTTCTTTTGTTTATATCAAAACCAGCCCAATCATTTAATGTTTTATTAAAATATAAATCACCATATGAACCATCTTCTTTTAATCCTACATATTTATCAATATATGATTCAATTGCGGCTGCGTGTGCTTGCCTAATATCTTCAGATGAGTTTGGTATTCCACCTATTTCTCTTTCTGCTACAGATAATTTATTATAAAGTTTGTCAGGTCTATTCATTGAATAACCCCTATATCCTCTTCTTTTTAAATAATAAAGAAGTCTTGGTTTGTTATTTTCTGCAAGTAGTGGCATTCCATAAAATACTAACGCCATAAGCACATCTTCAAAAAACATTTCAGCTGTTTGAGGTCTTGCAATATATTCTAAAAAAAATGAATTAGAAGGAGCTTCATCTAGGCTAAATTTTGTTAAACCATGTAAAGACCCTTTTGAGCCTTGTCCATCAGTTGTACCTGATATATCATAACTATCACATCCAAATGCCCCTATATGATCATTGGCTGGATATTTTAAACCATTTTTTAATGCTATTCTATTTTGCATATAAACAGGGGGAACCCAAGTTATATTAAATCTCCCACTGTTATTTGGCATAAATAATACCTTTGTATCTTTTACACCATTTTCCCATACAAAATTTCCTTTGGCTATAAATTTATTTTTATTAATATCGCCATTATAATCTATTTGCTCGTATATTTTCTGTAAATTAAATATACTGTTTTTTGTTTCATCTCTGAAAGCGTGTTCTTCTGTACGCGGAAACTGTCTATAAAATTCATTTAAACCGTCTTGGTCATTTCTTAAACCGTCTGCTTCATTATCCCAATGCTCTATGATTCCAATATCGATTGGATCCCCATATGGTCCTTCAACCGGAGATTCGGGCGTATCGAATACAGGTAATCCATAAGAATCAATGAATCCTTCGTAGTTCCATTCCATAGGTATGAACAAACTATATAGTCCTGAGCTAGTTTGTCCATTTCGGTTTCTTTTTGTAACGTCTGAGCCATTGTATAATTTTTTAAAGTTATCACCTCCTTTATCTAGTGCATTTGATGTTGATCCCATCATACACTTTCCTATAATTCTACTTCCTAATCTCAACGTTGTTTTTGTAACACGCCAGTTGTTTAATATATTATCTGGTCTTTCCCATTTACCAGATTCATCGTGAACAAGTAATTTTAACTTTTCACCATCATAAGAGTTGTCCCCTGTGTTTTTCCAATCTATTGTTGTATCGAGCCCTTCAAGACTTTCCCTTTGGTTGGCCCCGGTTGCACTGATGGATTTCCTTGT